AATAGTTTTTTTGCAACTATGTTTGATGCTTCACCTAACAAGTTTGGTTGTATAGGTAAAGCTAGTTGTTTACCTTCTTGTATAGCTCTTACAACATCATCAGTAACACCATACTTAAATGCCAATATGTCATCTACTCCAGATAAGTTACCATTCTGCATTACAGATTCTAAAACTGTTTTCATAAAGTTTTTGTCATCTATTCTTGTAAGTAATCTTAATAACTCTACAGGTGCTTGATTTAATCCTGGCATATCCATAAGTATTGATAAATCTTTATTAGCTACAAAAGCATCAAGTAGTTTGTCACCTCTTTTAGATTCCAAAACTTGTGATGCAGTTCTACCAAACATAAGTTTTCTAGCTTCTTTTCTAGTAATCTCTCTTTTAACACCACCTACTTCTATAGTGCCACCTTTAATTGTTTTAATAAATTGATTTATTAATGGTATGTTTTTAACATCATCACCAACTTTTACAGTTTTAAATGCTTGTTGCATACCTTCATCAACTAAACTACGAAGTCCAAGTTTTGCACCAGATAAATAACCTAATGCATAGTTTGTTGGGTCACCTAATACCCTAAATGCACCATCTAATACTGCAGAACCTATTGCGTAACCAAAATCTTCTTTTGTAAAAAATTGTCCTGCGACAACACGACCTGGTGATATATCAACTTGTCCTGCTTTTCTAGTTTCTGTTTTAAATTGATTTTCTAATTCTTCATATCGTTCTGTTATAGGTACACCATAAATTTCTTCTGCTTCTCTATACGCATCTTCTCTTGATAATCCTGACCTACGCAAATCTTTAAAACCTTGTGTTTCTTCTATTGGTGTAGATGCAGGAAAATATCCTTTACCTAAGTTAAGTGGTTTACCTTGTCGTAACTGGTCAACTGCTAAATTAAATTCTGTAGGACCATAAGCATCTTTTGTATCTTTATATACATCTGCAAACTTTTGTCCAAATATAGATTTACGCATTCTATCTGCTGCTTTGTCACCATCTACTCCTGGTAACCAACTAGCAGCACCTGCTAAACCACCTAAAAATGTGTTAGCAGCTACTGCTTGTACTTGGTTATATCCTGTTTGGTCTGCAGCAACAATAGAAGATTTAAAGTTTCTTGATAAAGGTTGGAATCCTAAATCTAACATTAACAAACCTAATTGTGATGCTCTTTTACCTTTGCTTACTTTAGCTATAGCTTTTTGATTGTTTTTAATTTCTACACTGTTTTGCCTACCTGCAAGTTGTAATGCTAAATCAGAATCAGCATCTATACCTAACATAGAACCATACATAACTAATTTTTTATCCATGTTTGGATATGCTCTTGATATATCTGCTGCTCTTTGAGCAACTTCAGGTGTCATAGTGTTTCTAAAAAACTCTATTTCTTTTAAATTAGCTTTTGTGTTGTCTGCTAAATAACTATCTAGTTCTGGAGGACCAAACAGTATCTGTCTGTAATCTCTCATGCAATACCAAAATAATCCTGTGGGTCTTTGCCTAATGTTGGTTCTGGCACTACATCCTCTGCAAGTAACTCATCAAATATTGGGTCTTGTGTTATTTCTTTAGCTACAGTCAAAAAGTTTTGTAGTGTATTTGTAGCAATAACTCTAGGACCATTACTTCCAGGACCTACAGGAATACCTGCAGTATTTGGTTCAAATTGTTTAGTTGTAGGTGCAGCAAGATTCATAGGTTGTGGTAACCTACCAACATTTGCAGGACCTGCTGTTAATGCAGCTTCTTGGTCAACTGGTGCTACTGCAGCAGTTTGTGCTTCCAATGCACCTGTTTGCCCTGTTGGGTCACCTTCTGCTCTTGGTGGTGCATACACATCATAGTACGCACTATCTGGAACCATGTCTGTAGCTTGTGTTAACTTACTTGGTTTTCTTCCTCTAGGCATTATCAGGTCCTTCTATCTCAAATCCCATACTTATACTAATCCACACACCAGGTATCGGTGTAGGAAAAATCATATTGCCAATAGGTACATCACCTTGTGCAATTAAATCTCTGTAGATTGTTGGGTCATCTTGTTCATAATCAGGTTCACCCCAATCTTCCTGATTTATCATGTCAAAAAACTTTGCGTTTATTTCACTCTCTGGCATTACGCACCTGCTTGTTGTGGTTGTTGTCCTAATGCACCTAGCACTTGTTCTATACCTACTGGACTTTGACCAAGACCTAAACCTTGTGGTTGTGCTTGTTGTTGTCCTAGTAATGCAAGTTCCTCTGGTGATGGTTCTTCTCCTTCTGGTGTATAAAATTTATCTAGTATTTCTGACATCTTTTGTGGATTTTTTCTAATCTCTATAGCTGCCATAGTTGCTTTTGGATTACCTTGTGCAGCTTGTGCCATCAATGATTCAAACAATACTGACTCTGCTTTTTCTGCAGATATGCGTTGTTGTATCTTAGTAATGTTATCTAATCCATCCATGTTCTCTTGTAATGTCTGTGTATCAATGATGCCCTGTTGTTTTAATTGCAACCCTGTAATTATTTTTTGTGGCTCATCAAATCCTGCCATTACGCCATAGACTCTTCTTGTTTCGTAAACTTCTGATATGTCAGATGTAGGTGTATAAGATTCTTTGTACGCAGTTCCCTTGTGCCTACCTGCAATAGGTTTACGCTTGTTAGGAAACATTATCTCATCATATTCTAATCTTTTAGCATCTAATTCTTGTAATGCTTCTTTCAAAACTGTTTGATATTCTCTTACATGCAGTGATGCAGATTGTCCTAATTCTTCTAATCCTCTACCTGTAACAAATGCGTTAGGGGATTGTCCATCATCCGATACTGGATAAGCTGCACCAAGTCGCAAGTGTCGTTCAAGTCTATCTACTTGTTGAAATAACTGGTATGGTAGATTGTTGACTGGCTTAGACACTTGCGAACCAGGTGTTAAATAGTTAACAGCAAATCTGCCTTTTCTATATTTTCCTGATTCTATCTCTCCAACAATATTTGTTTCTGTAAACACTGCATCTTCCATAGCAATAGTTCCAAGTATGTTAATCTTTGCCATATTTGCCATAAGACCTGTAATGTGTTGAAA